GGCTCGTATACCAGCAGCACCCGCCTGTGCGTTAGCCGTAGCCATTGCCTCAGCTAATCTACTCTTACGATCGCCCTCTCTCTGTGTAGCAGCTAGCTCGGCAGTTTGGGCGGATAACTCAGCCTCGTTAGCAGCAGCTTTGCCCGCTTGAGCTTGTGAGCCAGCAGCGAGTAAACTTGTTGCTAATAATGCGATAGGGATTGCAGCAGCCATTATACTGACACCTCCAAATAAGCGGCTAGAACTTGCATAGGCATTGGCTCTTCCTGTGTAATAGTTAACGTGGCCTCAACATCCCAGCCTTGTAAGAATAGTCGCTTTAGCCCAGTCTGAGGGGCGGGAGGGTCAAACACATCAACACCCATAGTTTTATCCGCTATTCTCTGTCCACTCACTAATACGCCATTACTCTCAAACAATTCTAAACCAACTCTAACAATTCGTTTAGGTAGCGCTGAATTAGGCCCATTCTGTAATGGAATATTCAAAGGCATCGATTCAATAATAGGCGTGTAATTAATACCACCTGTAATTAAATCGGCCTGGCGGTCTATTGTAACCTGCCCACCACTAACAACAAACTGGCCTTTATACGCACCATCAGCAATGACTTCGATAGTCTCACCATCTAAATGCGTTAATCCGGTTAATGTATCAGTGGATGTAGCAGACGCACTAGAATCAGTGGTGAGTGTAGGGTCTTCGCGCTCTAGGAAGTAAGTGTCTACTCCGCCTATCGTGCGCTTAACGTACATATATAAAATATCATCAACCACCGTGGCAGATACCACCTCGCCATCAGTCAGCCAATTAGTGAACCCGTTAACGTCCTCTGACGCCATAGTGTTAAATACAGCCATAGAGCCATCGTCATTAACAATATAAACATAGTTAGCATCGACTGAGCTTGTACCCCTAGAAGCGGCTAGCTCGATAGGATCGCCGATTAGATGGCTAGCAAGAACTGAGACAGAACTGGAATCGTATGATTTGGCCTCATCCACAAAAAAGAAGTTTCTTAATGCTTTACCAGTACGCTGAACAAATAGCGTCAACCCGTCAATAGTTACCGGCCTGACCTTCTTAGTCCCGTAGCTGGTCTGTGGCAGTACTGCAATATTTGAAGGGGTGATAGGGCTAGTGTTCACTGAGAACTCACCACCGGACGTAAACACCTGCAAGGTTCTATTGCTAAATAGCGCTGTTATCGCATTAACTTGATCTGTGTCGAGAGTAACGTCTATCCCTTCGTCGTCCCTAGCCTTTCCAGAATTGAAGTCAAAGAAGAAATTAACCTTAGAACCCCATATCGTCGATGGTCTAAACGTAGTCCCACCAAGCCACAATCGAGCCTCATGGAATGTAGCAGTTTGCGGCCACCCTCTACCCGCCGACCATACATCCTCTTTTTGAGGCGCTCCAGTCTGTGTTCTAGCTGTGGTTACTGTGAAGCTAGCGCTAGACGTAAACACAGGTGTAGCAGATAGGAAATCCCACGCATCAGCACTAGCGCCGCTAAATGTCACCGTATAAATTGCAATAGAGCTAGAGCTAACAGATACAGTGCCTTCGCCTGCCGTGTTACTCAATGCGATTAACGCACTCTCGATATTATTCTCGTTAGTGGTTTGATCGCCAGTGAATACTATCTCATCGGTTAGGATGCCATCCAAAGCAAGCTTGTATCTATCGCCGGTTAAATAGCTAACAAAGGTTAACTGCTGAATCTCACTAGTAGGCGTAGGGCTTGAAGCGTCGTTAAAATCAAACTGCGGAATATTCTCAAAGCTAATAGCAGCAATAGACCACGCTGTATCAGAAGTACGTGAAATCTCTTGGGGCGCTATGTCAGCATGGAACAACAAAGCGGTATCAGCAGACTGTATATAATCAATCTCTTTAAGCTGAGCCAGCGTATAAGGAGTCACAAAGGTAGTTTGTGTTACGCCTTCCTTGAATACTTCACATTGAAGATCAGTAAACAGTAAACAATAGTTAACCTCTGTTGAGAATGAGAAGTTAAACACCCGCCCGTCAGTATCTTCGGCGATAAACTCGGTGCCATTCCTGCGCCGCATTCCACCTTGCACCAGTGTTACTACGTTCTGTGCCTGCTTAGCTCCCGCATAATAAGCCTGTAAGTCTTTACGGCCTACCAGTCGAGGGTCTAATTCCCCGCGGTTAAATGATGATTGTAATGTCCAGACTCTAGCCATCAGAAACCATACCCGTTATAGCCACCATTACGCACATCAGTGAACGGACTGTCTTGAATAGGTATCTGTGGGTGTTGTTGAGCATCAGCCGCAAACGCCTCGCCCTGTGCCTCTCTGAACTTCTGCTCATAAATGCCATTCTTAGAGCTGTCATCAGTAACAGCTAACGCAAACTCACTAGCCAACTTGTAAGTAAACGCTAACACAAAATAGGATGGCAGCAACGAAGTCTCGACGCGGTACACGTAATCAATATCAATATCTAAAATATCGGTATAGATTAGGTCGCGGAACACTTGATAGTTTTTAACTTGATAGACACGCTCTACCTTTAGATTGTCAGTAGGTAACTGATAGGCGTATTTATATTCATTCAGTGGTGTTTGAGATAATAGATTGAGCTTCTGCTTTTTGATAGCAAAGCGCCAATAAGTACGGGTTAGCATCGCCTCAAGTAAAGGCTCATACAATGCCTTGGCTACAGCAGCACCAGCACCAGGGTCATCAAAGGAGTTTATACTTCCTGCCCCAATCATCTGTAGTGCGTTAGATGCAATGTCAATATCGGAAGCCATATAAACCCCTTTTACAAAAAAGCCCCACCCCCGAAGGAGTGAGGTAACAATACTTAGTCAGTCAGTGGTTCTTAGGGTATTTCCACACCCGTACTGAGAACAGTAGTACCTGCACTCCGATCAATTGTTAGGATATAAAGACGGGTATCGCCAGCATCAACACCTAACAACACATCGCCTGTCTGAGCCACCCCAGCAACAAAAGAACCGTCAAAGTAATTAGCGCCTGTAATCGTATCCGCTACTGCTGAATAAGACCACATCCTAGGCGCATCACTATTGGCCATGCCTGACAACGGTAAAAAATCATCTGAGTCAAATGCCATGAAAGCCTCCTAAAAAGCCCCCGAAGGGGCTAGTCTATTAAGCCAGCGTTAGCGTAGAACTTAACGTGGTTACAACATCCGCAGCAGAGATAGCATCGACAAGAACTAGCGTAAATGTCTGTATACCTCCATTAGCGTCTACTGACCAGATTAAGTCATTAACATTTAACACGCCTGCCACATCGTCAAAGTAACCAGAACCAACAACAGTAGCTTTCGCGTCTGCCGTGGTATAAGTCCAGTGACGAGGAGCATTGCTGTTTGCCATACCCGATAAGGGCAAAAAAGTACCTGCTGTAAAAGCCATGATTATACCCCTTCGTCGTATTGGATTTTAACAATGCCTTGAGGCTCACGCGCTGAACAACCGGCTTTGTAAATGCCGTTAGCTAGCCATGAGGTCTTCTGAGCAACCCAGTCAATCGTAGTCTTCATGTCGATACCGATAGCGATACCGATAGACTGCTTCTGCCAAGCGAACGCCGTGCGGTCAGCAGCAACACCCGGTAGACCACCCTCAGTACGAGTGCCTATAACTTTAAACTTGAAGCCTAGGAAGGTATCAAGCTCACCGTTAACCAGCGCTTTAACACTGTTGAAGTCTGTCGAGGTTACTGTGCTATCTTCTAGCAACTTCTGCAACGCTTGAGCACGGACAACAATGTATCGACCCTCGGCCTCAGACTCAATATCATCTAAGTGGCCCTTAGCACTACGAATAGCTGCTAAGTCAAAGTTACGAGTGGCAGAAATATCGAACACGCGGCCAGTATCAGGATCGCCATCGTTAGTAGCTGCAAAGCTAAAGCCTGCACCACCACCACCAGTACCACCAGCAAGCGTATCAATGATTAACTGATCTTCACGACGACCAATTGCCTTAGCAATAGTCTGCGCTAGTTCGGTTTTCTCATCGAAGTTAACTTCCGCTTGGTCGAAAATGTCCGTATATTCTGGAGCATTCCAGTTGCCAAGAGTAGCTGTTTGGCGTGCGTGGCTAATGTCCATAGGCGTTACATCAGCTTGTGAGGCTTTCTGATTCGCTAGACCTTTACCCATTCGAGTGAACTTGTAAGCTTCACCTGTTACACCTGTACGGACTGTTACACACTCCCGTAAGGTTTTCATACCTTGATATTCGTGCTTCACCTCGGAGTCAAACTCCGTGACAGCAGCATTAGTTAGATTCTTAGACATAATATGTCCCTCTCTATTTAAACAAGTATTTTCAGCTCTAGCACTTGTCCAAATGGGGCGCTATTACTGGAATAAATTAATATCCGTAATACCGGCCCAGAGGGTTATCGATAGGATGCTTATATTATAACCGCATGGCTAACAGTTGCAAATATCAGTTAATTCTGAATGTGGCGGAAGATACTAGAACATCATTGGTCGTATCCTCATTAGTTACAAATACCTCAACGTAATTAGTCGAAGAGAATATAGCCTGCCAGGGTATCGTGATAGAAGTGGGATTACCGGAGCTTGCTGTGCCCGTCCTCAATGAATTAGCAACAGCCACACCATTAATAGCAATCATTGCGCCCATTACCTGAGAGCCGCCTAATACTGGTTCAATCGTCACTGCCGCCGTCAACGGAAGGTGTACAGGTCTAACACCGCTATAAGT